AAATACTTGCACTAACATTAAATTCGTGTATTGACCAGTAATTTCCGGTTCTGGGGTTAACAATACGTAACCGTAGTTGTGAAGCTAATGTTGGACTTGCAAAACTATAACTTGTAATTGTTGACCCAGAAATTACATCTATCGGTGTCCACGTTGTTCCATCCAAAGAAGAAGATATACTAAATGTTCCTGGATAGTCATTCGGTGTGCCCGTAGTATCCATTGTAAATGAAACTAATGTTAATTGCTGATTAAAATTTACAGAATATATAAGTCCTGCGGATTGGAACTGATTGGTGTCCCATCTTGTACCAGCATTTCCATCAATACTGCTTGAAAAGAACGCTATGCTTGTGTTTAACGCGCCTGCGGTCCATGAACTTCTTGGAGCTACAGCATTAATTGAACTTGATGCCGGGCCACCGCCTATGTATAAAAATTGGGTTGAATTCCACTGAGATGATAAATTTACCGACATAGATTCTTCAAAAAGAATCTGGTCACCATCAGTCTGTACTATAGTCAAATCACCCGACTGACTTCGTAACATTATGTTAGTATAATCATCACTAAACAGTGGAAAATAACTACTGGTTGCTACTATAGTTCTATTTGACCCACTTACTACGTGGATTCTACCATATTCCAACTTGTTGGCGGTATTTACTCCAAAGATATTATTTATGGAGCTTGTCAAATAATATGTTCTACTGGATGCGGAAGGGTGCGGTACTATATCAATTGCCCATCGTGTGTCTCCTACTGCAATTGAACTACTTTTCCGTGTTGTGGGAATAAATCGCATCTGTATGGTTGATGCAGTAATTGATGAAGAAACAAATGGAAGTCTGATATGATTATTTAAAGACGAACTAAATTGAAGTCCGTAAGTAAGTTCATCGGATTGTATATAGTTACCGGCATCTGCATAAGAAGTTTCTTTTACCTGTAAGATTGGCGAATTTATACCGTATAGATTCAATATTGTATCAGTTGAACTTTTTGACCCCTTTATCTTATTCAAGAAAATCATACTATGTAAGAAACGTTTCCATGTCTCGGCAACCATAGAACGTCCATCACCATCAGACGATGCTAATACAAACTGCTGTAATCTATCCAATCCATATGCGTTTGGTAAGTTCAATCCAAACGATTTTGCAACTTCATATACTTGGTCCATCGTCAATTCATCTGTTGGCGATGGATTTGTAGAATATATATTTGGGAACTGGTCTATGTATACTTTTATATTATCAAATACGTGACCCACCATTTCAACCAAATCTATAAATTCTTGTGAGTCCGTATCTTCTTGAAGATAGATAGGTAACTGTGACGACAGTTTATTCGGATTAAATTCATCATATCGTTCTGCTATAGCAGATTGTATCGGATACCACGAATTAGACACCACGGGATGTGATGGACTATATGGTTTATTGTTTGCATCTTTTGGCCAAGACCCTGTTGCATTATATTCTGTTCCTTCATCGGAGTAGTAAGCACTACCAGAATATGCAATTGCTGACCCAGACTCAAAGTACAAAAATTGCTCATACGGGTCAAAATTTCTAATGATATTTTCTTTTTCTAAAGCTTTAAGTGATGCGCCTGTATTTTCACTTGTTGTACTTCCGCTAGAAAGTATATCTAGTTCTTGTATTTTTATTAATTTTTGTGAGAATGTTTCTAATCGTTTTAGTGCCGACCCAAAACTAACGAAATTTTTATAGTCAGAAAAATCTATATTAAGTTCCGATGATTTGAAATCTGCTGTTAACCATTTACGGAATACTTTATCTTCGTATGTTATTACACTATTAGACAGTTCTCCTTGGAATCCAGTTAATAGTTGTAAATTTGTTAGCGTTGCATTATTAACACTTGCTCCAGTGGTACCAAATTTGTTCGGTGCGGCCATCGGCCGTAAGTATAATGTATTGTCTTGTTCTGGACCTAACTGGAATTCAACTGTATCTATAACAGATTTTGCTACTTCTCTACTGATGTATGCAGGAGAATTTATACCTATGGTGGTTTCTAAACTAGTTAATAATTTAAATTGTACTTTGTTTTTTGTTTCATCCGAGGGACTTATTCTCCAAGATTGTGCTACATATTGTCTATCATCACCAAAGTTCAATATTGTTTTAAATTCTCTTGTTTCATCAAAAAATGTCAATACTTTTTCTTCTATTACATTTCTTGCCGTAGTCTTAATTGCATCAAACAGACCAACGGTTGCGGTTGACAGAGAAACTCGTAGTGGTACAGTTATTGTTGCTGTTTCTAGGTCAGGTGTTCTTGAAAGGGATGAATCTTGTAATTCTAATGCGTTATCAATAAGTGTAATATAATTTTGAAGATATATAACTGCATTAACATATGTACGTTCGTTTAAATCTGCGCCCGTGTTAACAAATGTAAATGGAAAATGTCTTGCAAGTGCATCCTTACTTATCCATTTTTCAGCATTACCATTGCCTCCAGGACCAGGATGACTTGATGGTGTTGTTGCAGTTCCATTTGGATTAGATGTACAAAATAGTGCATCTGCTAAGCATTCACGGACAAGTAGTGCAATTGCTTGTTGTGTGGGTACCTGTTTACTTTTCGTTGCAAGGTCAATCTCGTTTCTAGAATCGTATAAACGTTCTATTGACCGACGTGTTGGTGAATTTTGAATTGCTTGTGCAGTAATATTAGGAAAATCTGCACGAGTCATCTTCCATGGCGCAGCATTATCTTCTCTACCTTCTTGTCTACGTTGTGCAGCAAGTTTTATTCCTGCAAGGACGACTGCTGCAAGTCCTGCGTATCTTGCTATAAGTTTTGCTGCTGCAGACGTTGTGAATGAGAGTAATCCACCACCACCTGCGGCCGTCGTGCCACCGGAAGTTATTGCAAAGTTTAAAGAAGAATTAAATGCTACGGCCCCAGTTGCACCAAACCCTGCGGCACCAACTACACCAGCAGTTGTTAAATTTTCAAAATTGTTGTTTGCTACAATTCGTTGGGCTTCCAGTTGTAAATCATTTATATATTTCTCAACTTTGTCAATTTTAACAGCGCCGTCACCAAAAAACCGTGGGTCAGTGAAACTATCCAGTACTATTTGTAACTTTCTTTTCTTTTCTCGTAAATCTGCAGCAGTGTAATATAATTCTGCTACTTTGAGTTCCTGTTGTTCTGATGGACTCAATGTAGAAGTAGTTCCTAACCCGTATTCAAATCCTTTTGCATTTTGGGTTATTGCTCTGTAACTTTCATTCAGTTGATTTACGAATATTCTATGACTCATATTTACGTCTCATTAAAGTCCAGTTTTACCATCACTACATACTCCACCTGCACAATAACTACATTCGCCAGAGCAATCTTCGTCCGTTGTACACTGTTTACCACATGAACCTATATTAGACGGTGTTTTACCAGGAGTTATTGTTGTACTAACCGTAACTGTAGTTTGTGCTGTTTTTCCATTTGCGTCATATAAAATCCGTGTTGTACCTGGTGATATTCCTCTCACTCTACGTCTATCTAAACTATCTACATTTGTGCTTTCGTATGTTAGTTGAGCAATACTCATGTTTTCTATTTTCCACTCTACTTGACCACCATCTTCTTCATTTCCTGTTACATCGTATGTTTTTATAGTTACCACTTGTGTTTCACCAATATTTAAATTAATATCTGTCGGAGCTATTATTATATTCTGTGGTTTACCTTGTGTTGTTTCTGGTACCACAATTAGTCTACTACCCGAAGTTAAATTAAATGTTATTGATGGATATATTACAGTTTCAGGTCGTGATTCTATGTCAGGTGGTAAATCCAACTTAACATATACCAATTGACTAGAAGATGGCTGTAAAACTACGTTACCACTTGGATATCGTAAATCTTTATTTGTTTGTGGGTCTACAATACGTAACCAACTATCTGTAGTAGTCATATCAACAGTCATAGCTAGTGTATCATCCAAATTTGTCAACAACATAGGAATGTTGGTAACTGTGGCCGTATTAAAGTTATAGTTTCTTACGTAGTCTATACTACTGGTAGTAAGATTATATACGAACTTTTCTCGAATATTATATACACTCATATGATATTATATCTGTATTTTTCTGGTGTGGTTTCTGCTTCGTAATATACATCGTCAAACCCTTGGTCTAGTGCATCGTTTACGATAGATAGTAGCGTTTCTTTGTCTATAAACGTGTTTCCCTCCTGTAAATACTCCGTCACCTTTTCCACTGCTAATGGATATGCAATGTCTAGTACGGTTTGTGCAACGGTGTATACTCCGGGTCGTTCATTTTCATCAACATCAAATCCATATTTATTTATCAAGTTTACAGCCGTTGTACCTAATGTGGATTGTATTGACTCTGTATCAATTTTTGCAGGACTTGTTGGTGGTAATTCGTCCTCAATTGGTTGATTAAATATTTGCTTTAAAACTTTATCAATCCAATCATCTGTAATTTTTGGAGTGACTAAATTAAGCATTTTTTGTTTCTGTGCTGTATCAGTTATAAGTAATTCTACTTCCGTGCGTGATGGAGAAATTCTACTTACTTTTAAAACTGGTTCTTCAGCGGAACCCAATTCATTAACTAAGAAGGATAGTGTTAATGAAAATGTACCTATAGGAAACGTATCGTCACGAAATTTTGTAAAATCAATTATAACAAATTTTCTTTGAGAACCATCTTCATATTGTAATGTCTTGGTGACAAATGTAGATGGTTCTATATTATTTAAATTTCTATAAAAAATTAGTGTATTATCAACCAAACTATACAACCCAAGTTCAACAGTAGCATTCAATAAGTTATTTGGAAATTCTGCCGGAACTTCCATATCTATTAACGCATCCTGAGGAGTCTCTACTATTCTGGATACGGAAAATCTTATGAAACTTTGTTGGGCTTCGGTTATGTCAGTTTTATAATTATTTTGATTTGCCATTATGTAAGTTCGTTAAAATTTTTATTAACTGTGTTCAGCCACTCATCATACTTAATTTTTTCTGTATATAATGGAGTGTAGTATGAGGTACCTGTAGTAGTTTCCGTCCCGTCATCTGCTATTGTAATTACTTGAAATGTACTTGAGTTTGCTACTTGTATTGCGTTTGATTGCGACCCAAGTAGATTGAGTATATCTAAATTAGAAATTGTATAACTAATCTCAGTTTTTTCCGACACACTTTGTATATCCGGATTTTCTATACTTACTACTATTATTTCATCTGTCATAGTTAATTAACCTTAAATAAGGTGTCCGTACTTATTACTCTCGTGTAGTCTCCTAATATTACCTTGAACAACAATGTATAGTATCTGCCCGTATATAGTGAATTGGTATCCAGTACTATATAAGAACCGTTGGTGTCCGTATTTATTTTTGACGCATCATCAAATCCAACAATTGTTGTATTACTTTGTGTATCTACAATAGAATAATATGATGATGTTGGTAAATAATATTTATTTTTGTATCTGAGAGTACTATCAAATGATTTCAATGGAAATTGGTCACGAACTACAAGAGATACTCTGGATACATCTCCTTTTGTATAAGCTTCCTTTAAGTTACTTGGAACGATTTTAACATCTAACGAAGATAATCCAGATAGACTTCCTGTATTGAATGTTTGATTATCCCAAGATATTTCTAGTGTAGGTTGATATATTGTGTGCGTTTGTGTTGAAAATACTTTAATATTTCCTTGATTAATTGAACTGGTTTCGTCCGCTCGGGGGAACTGAACCGCCAATCCATAGAATGTATTTTGGATTGATTGACTAACATACGGCCTAACTATATTAGTTACATCAATACGTAAGTCTGGTAGTGGGTATGTACTCAATGATATACTACCCGAAACAGAACTGGTTATTAAGTCTCCACCGGCATTACTCCAGGATGTAAATCCATTCAATCTTACCCAAGACACTCCATCTTCAACGTTTCTTGCATTTTGATATAGATATCCACTACCTTCTACCCAAGAACGAGATACCGGATACACCAATACTTCTTGGTTTCTTATTACGTTTGACGCATTTGCTATACGTAAATTCAAAAAATAATTTGCTGTTGGTGAAACACTTGCTGTTGTTGGTAAATCAAAATATAGTAACGACCGTGCGGACCCACTTGCATATGCAGTTGAACTGGTAACATTTACATTTGCATTTATTAGTTTACCTATCTCTAGTATTTCATCCAACCCCGCATTACTATTAGGATATGCCCTGTATATAGTAGCGTCTTTACTCGCCGTAAGAAATTTTTTCATTGGGATGCGTTTCCTATTATATCAGTTTGTGGATATTTTAACTCAAAAATACTTGGGTCAAGACTTGGGTAAATAACACCATCTACGGTTGCATCTTGTATTGAATACCTATAATTTTGATAGTTTGCGCCATCTTTAAATTGGTACTTGTTAAATATTTCTAAGTTTCTTACAATACGTACACCGTCTACCATGTTTATTTTTGCAGTTAAATCAGACAATATTATAGGTTGACCAATATTCCACTTTTGAATATTGAAAAAATCAGATATTGTTCCTATACATCTTGTTAGTACTTCATAAATGTTATAATTGGGTAGTACGGCAACATTAAAATTTACACCGATGTTAATTATAAATGCATCTAGTATATTAATGTCATCTGTTAACATTCTATATTGTTCTAGGTACTTTGCTAAATTATTTTTTGTTATAGTATTTAATGTTGTTAATTTTCCAGTGGTATCATATCCAAGAGTGTATATGTTTATTGCGTTTGGTCTGACTGGATTGTTAACATATAACGGATTATTGATTGATTGAATTACGCTTATTTGTTCATCTCTAACTGCGTAGGCTTTTGATACTCTTCCATATTTTGCGGGTAATGCGTAAGTACGTACAGCATAATCTTCTACTGTAACTACACGATTTTGTGCATTAAAATATGCAAGTGCATTTTGTTTTATTTCGTCTAATGGTTCGCTGTCTGAACCACCGAGGGCCGGAAAATTATTTATTACTGATATACTTGACAACGCCGTATCAAACGCACCGAGTTCACTTGCTGCATATGCCGACGTATCATTATATGTTATTATATTATTTACCTTATTAATTCTATTTGATGGTACGTTACTTTCAATTCCGCCACCGACAGAGTAGTTTACTGTTAGTGTAGTATTTGCCGGCGCAATTCCATATGCGTTAGAATTTAAGAAGTTCACATTATTTACTGCAACATTTCCTAGTATGTTTTGTGTAACATTACCGTATTGAGAATTAGCAATTTGTCTTGAATCAAGTATTTCATCAACTTCAGCTTCGTTGCCAGTTCCAGACCCAAACATTAACTCTACCTTAAAATCTCTAGTTATTCTAGTGACAAATCGTCTTGGCACTTTCTTCAGACGTAAACGTGCAGATGGTAGTTCACCACTTTCATTATTTGAAACAACTGCCGCATCGTCCATTACAACATCTTGTGCAAGATAATCAACTTCATACCACTTATTACCATTACTATCTGTTACACTGTCAACACCTATTACGTTTTCATCTGGTAATACTATAGTGTTAAACCTTTGTGCCGTTCCAAAACTGAATGTTAGAGTTTTTGGTAAGCTAGCAACCAACTGTGCTTGTTTACTTACCACGAATTCTGTAACATTACCACCACCGTCAGTTTGAGATATAATATATTCTGAACTCGTAAGTTTTGTAAAATCCAAATCTTCTACTAATTTAAATATTACCGATGGAGAGTCAGAGGAAAACGTACTTCCTGCACGAATCTTTAACAAATATTTGGTATCAGGAATATATGTACCCGATGTTGTAATTATTGAAGGAACACGTTGATATATAGTTGCTATGGTAGTTGCGGGAGATGTAAGTTTTGGCTTGTATCCTAGAAACTGGGAAATGGTTATGATATTTTCTGGTTGTTCTGCGTAAGCGAGTAAATTTTCTTTGTATTGATTATCAATATAAAATGACAGCACATCACCGACATACGCAGCCATTTCAATAAACATCATACCTGGTGATGATTCATTAAAATCTGCATAGGTATTTGGATAATATGATTTCGTAAATTCTATAAGATTTTGTCTAAAATCGGTAAATGTTTTGGCAATGTAATTTATTTGCCGTACATTTGGTTGTGGTTGTGTATTTATCGGTTGGGTTGATGACATCTATTACTCCAATTAAATTTATTACCCTAAACTACTCGGTGGCATTGGTGCCACTCCTCTGACACTACCTCTTACGTTTTTTTGTCGCGTAGTTATTGAACCTGATGACTCTAACGTAGTCAACTGAGTCCCTAAATTATTTATATTCGTAATTATTACGGAATCAATTACATTAGGATTATTTAAAAATCTGTAAACGATTTGTATACTAATTAGATTTTCATCTGGTAGTTGTTGTTCTACATTAAAATCTACCAATTCCAAATATGGTAAAAATTCTCTAAATGCTTCCACAACACTATTTCTGGCCTGTTCAAAAATTTCTGGTGTTAGTGGTTCAAAAATTATTTTCCATATATCACATCCAAGATTTTGTGATGGTGGTAATCTTTCACCCTTTTTAGTTAAAATTAAATTCTTAACATTTGACCTAGTTTGTTCAATAACAGTCAACGACTGTTCAAACATTCCAGTTTGTCCCAGTCTTATTGGTAAAGTAACACCGATAAACTTCTTAGAAAATACAGGCATTTTTATTTAGACAATCCCATCTTTTTCATCATTTGAGAATAGTCTTTATTTATGGCTTGTAATGCAGGATTGTCTTCTGTTATCCCCGGTGGTGTAGGCATAACTACGTTTTTTGTTGTTGCAGTTATAGTATCACCATGTCGTTCAAGTCCCATCAGTTCTGCTAATTGTGACCGTGAAAACTTTGATTTAATTGGCTGAGGTGTATTTGTTGTCTCTTGTAGAGACTTGATTTCGCCTACCGCCTCTTGTAAAAGTTTCGGTAAGACTTTACCTACCTCTTCTTCTACCATTTCTTTCACTAACTCTCTAATATATGCCTTGAATAATGCTTTGTCCATATAATCCTCTCTATGTTTGTGCTTTTCTTATTATTGTAGACAACTTTGTCGTCACACTTCTGGTGTTGTCTCTAAAAGCAAACGCATTTTTAGTTTCTTCTAATAAAGCTTCCTGTGACTTTATAAATGCTTCTTGTCGTACTCTCCTAATTTCTTCTTTTTTACGTTCTATAAAATCTTTTATTTGTCCGTATGATAATCTTGGTACGGCTAACCTAGGTAACGTAGGTAAAAGAGAACTAACCGTAGGAATTTCTGGGATGGGTGGTAGGCCATTTACATATATATTTACTGCCTGTTGTAATTTAGCCTGTATCTGTTCATCTGTTCCCTGAAATAATCTATCTGGTAGCGCTATTTCCAATTCAGCGTATTTTTGTTTAAGGTCACTGGATAAATTTGTAAAACTTGCGGTTACTGCGGATATTGAGGGTACTGAAGTTGATAATCTATTTTTAAAGCTGTCTATACGGTCGGTATTTATAGAACTAACTGTAGATATCGTATTCTCTATTTCCCCGGTAAGTTGATTTATTTGATTTGTATTTATAGGTAATAAATTTGTAGGTATTTTCATAGGTTATTTTGTTCAGTAGATTGATTTACTTTAGCAGTAAAATTACTGGTACTATTAAATGACGCTGCTTGTAACCTACTTACATCTGCAAATAATTGACTCAACGTTGTTGTTATCTGAGTTGCTGCTGCTACTGCCGTTGGACTTGGTTGCGGCACATAAACTGTTGGTAATAATTGTAGTACTGCTAACAACTGTTGTAAAAATAAAGACAGACTACCACCCAACACGATTGGTTCTGTGGGGTCACCTGCCGAACCTATAAATATCCGTTTTCCTGAAATTACGTTATTTCCATTTAATGCATTAATTGATATATCGCCTTTTGTGGCCACTATACCAATATTTGTTTCTGCCCGAATAAACGATTCCTGTAATGCGTTTAATTTGATGTCTACGTTTGACGATATACTTACAGACCGTTCTGACGCAATAGTAATCGTTTCTAATGCACTTAAATTTATCTCAGATTTGGCAAATAATTGTACTTCTGACTTTTTACTATTAATCACCACTCTGTCGGAATCAATAAATACCTGCGGACCTTGGTAATAATACTTACCTCGTGTTATCTGAGAGTCTCTCAAATGTGCTTTATTGGATGCTTGTGTTCTCAGTGTTGCGGGTTGAAACGGTACTAGTTGGTCGGTCACTAACCAAATACTTGCTGCGTTTGTTACAACATCTTCATACACCAGCGATTGGGGCGTGGTTTCTGTTCCTGTTGAAGTTGGCGTGGACAAATCCGATGATATCCCAACCGATAAAAGTATGTTGGGTGATGGATACGAGTTACCATCTATAAATCTACTAGAACCAAATCTTATTACATTTCCAAATCTACCTTGGATAATTAAATCACCTTCTTCGGGACTAACTGGCTGTACTCTCGGTATAAACTTACTACTTTTTGTGGGCAATGAATCATCAATTCTTCTAACACCAGCCAATTCTAATTCTGCATCTGTTTCTGGTGTATTTTGTTTATTTGGGTCGTAACTAAATGCTGCAGTTGTTATAGGTGATATATTACTGCCTATACTATGTTGTCTATTAAATGGTCTAGAGTACACTAGTCCATCACCTAAGAACTCTACAACTACTTCTTCTCCTATTAATGGTAGTTGTAGTATATTTAAATCTTTTGGGGGAATCCAATTTAGTGCAATATTACCACTTCCTTCATCATATGGTAAAATTTTTATTTTTGCGTATCCATAGTTTTCGCCAGTGACTTTATTGTATTCCTCGTGCTGATTATTAACAATAATATCTACTACTAATCCAGTTTTTGTACCAGTAGGTTGCCGTGTTGCGACTCTTGAGTAATCTGATGTACCTATTTGGTTTATATCAAACCCATATGCAGTAATTGTCACTTATTTCTCCGCAAATACATCGTCTAAGTCTTTTACTTCTTCTTGGAGGTCTTCAATTTCTACTTTAATATCTCTCAGTAATGCCTCTTTTTCTGATTCAGATAACAATCCATCTATTGAAGTGTTAGATTTAACACCAACTGACACTATACGCTGTGCAATTTGAGCAACACGGACCAAGTGTTCGTCGTTTTTGACGTTCACTTCCAAGAATCCTTGCACAATAGGTCCAATCACAGCCGCGTCTTCTGGAGTACGGATGAGTTGGACCATTTTCATTATAAACGAGTTGATTTGTGCTCGTTTACTATCTGTATTTTTGTGTATTTCTGAGAAAATGTCGGCCAGACTCTTCCCATCGTACAGTTCGGAATTGATATCCATAATACCTCCTAAAATCCTATACTATAAATAGATAGGATTTATTTTTTATACTGGAAATACATTGTAGGGTCTGATAAATGTCCGTACCGTCTGAATTCTCCGAGCATCTTCAAAATTTGGGGACGCATCTTGTTGATAACTTTTGTGATATGGGCAGTTTTATAATTAGTCATTTCCCGAACCATTAAATACAGGGCTTTTTTGTTGAAATTATCAATATTGTCAATTCTTTCTAGTAATTTTATTATTGCTGCTGCTATTTCACGGTCGCGTTTCTTTTTAAAAAATCGTTCAAGATTAAACTCCCAGTACTCAACCAACAACTTTAAAAATTCTCGCATGTCTACCGTAGAATCCCGTGTTTCCGGCTCCACAATTAACATTTCTTCTAAAGTAAATGAATCTTCTGTTTGGTCCGAAAAATATAATACACGCTTTTCTTCTTTGTACGAGTTATTATTGTGTAGTATAAGATAATTTTTTGCAATTACGCTGAAGTACGAGAACGCCTTACCCTTATCTTCTGTAAATTTATGAAGATTGATAACAAGAAAGGAGACTACCTGCGCTTTGACCTCATCGAAGGTACCCTCCATATATGGAAATTTAAACCGATTGATAACATTTTCTGCTAATTTATCAATAGGTCCGTATATTTTTTCTCTAAATAATTGCTCTCGTTCGTCTGCATCAAGCGACTTGTTGTATTTAATAATAGCTTGTTCAGTCTCTTCTGTAAAATAAACTTTATTGTTTTTCTTCCTCTGTTGTGTCACCATCACGAATCTCCGTAACAAAACCGTAAAGTTTATCTACGGTTTCAACTAATAATTTGAATACTTCTCCTACTTCGTCATCCTTTTCAAACATTTGACGTTCATCAAGGAATCTCATATATCGTACCGTTGCATTGGTACGAGCATAAAACATATTTATTGCCTGTTCTAGTTCTTCATTTTTCTTTAGTAGGTTCCAACATCCATATCCTAACGCACCAGAAAGAACTGACAATAATATTACCAAAAATACTAACATTTTATCCTCTAATTGGGGGTAAATTAAAATTACTGAAATAAGACATATACTTACGGAGAGATGTACCAAATCCATCTACCGTTCCCGTATGATTGTCATTTGTTAAAAATTGTTTAACACCACTTGCACCAGCAAAATGTGCTCCTGCAAGAATTCCGGCACGGGTGACCTTTACTCCTTTAACAGTACGACCGTCATACCGTTCAATATATCCAGACAATTCCTGTTCGTTCAACTCCATAAGACGAACCATTGCGGTGTCCTGTAACTCCCGATTCCGTAAAAACTGTTGTCTGGTTGCTCTGATACCTACTACTTCTATAGTTGTAGGACTAAACTGATACCGTCCCATCATTCCATATTTATTTACTGTGTGGTACCCACCACCCGGCGTTTCAATTGCCGCAATACGTGCCATAAACTGCTCAATTGGTGTGGGTTCCGACATTACACTTCCATTTGGTACATATATTACTTTTACTGATTTAAACCCAAGTACTGCAACCAACATAAATGAGATAATAGAAATCTTTCTCATATTTCCTCCGGTTATAGTAAGTGTGGTTTTGCCTCCGCCATACCTGCGTTGGTGACGACCACATATTCTGGGATAAACTCTTCAAGATTCCGTGCACCTGCGTAGGATAGTGCTGACCGTAATCCATCCGTAAGTCCATCCACGACGAACTTTACCTTTCCCTTAAAAGGTACGATAGTTGATTCTCCTTCCACATTCCGTTTTGCTTGACCGTGGACACTCTTGGTTTCCAACGAGGCGGCTCCGCGATACCGCTTATATAGTCCAGTTGACTTTTCAATTATAGCGCCTGGTGCTTCCTTGGTTCCTGCAATCAATGACCCGAGAATCACCGAACTTGCTCCAAGACCAAGTGCCTTTGCAATATCACCACTATTTCTGATTCCACCGCAGGCAAGAACTGGAACGAATAGTTGACGAGCACAATCTTGAAGTGACGTTACATTTGGAACACCGAATCCCGTCTTGATACGAGTGGTACACAATGAACCACCACCGATACCAACACGAACTGCATCTGCTCCCCAATCTTGTAATGCTAATGCCGCCTTACCCGTCGCAACATTTCCTGCGATTACATCTACATTAGACGGAAGATTCTTCTTTAAGTTACTGATTGCGTCACGAACAAAACTATGATATCCGTGAGCCACATCAATCAAAATGATATTAGCTCCGTTTCTGACCAATTCCTGTGCTCGTTCCAGATAGTCACCGTTTGCACCGACTGCTGCCATAACGTGAGATGTCCACCAGTCCTTATTTTTTACACTCTTACTGGTGTAAGATACTTCATACGCTTGTTCCGCGGGTGTCATAAATCGGTGAATACAACCAATTCCACCAAGTTCTGCCATCGCTATTGCCATCTCACTATCACATACCGTGTCCATCGGAGATGCAACGAACGGAACCCTAATACTATAATTAGTCGTCAGTTTGGTGGTAAGGTCAATATTCTGACGAGATTCAATATCCGAAAACGCAGGGATAAGTTGAATGTCGTCGTAAGTGAGAGCTTGTTTACCGTGTAATTGTGTCATAATAATCGTTTTGTTTGCGTTGACGTTCAATGTCTTTGATATGATATAGACACCACTCTTCTTCCTCTGGAAGTGGTGCCATTGTTTTATATCCAACAATACGTTCGTGAACTTTACCTTCCCAATAAATAAAATCACTATTACGATATAGTCTGGTTTGATAATCTGGGAACATCACCCAACCCTTTTCATTCACCCGCCATCCCCAACGGCGAATATCCTCTTCTGTCAATCCATTAACAATATTGACACGAGGAATTAAAAATACATCTATTTCTTTATTGTTGTCTACGATGTCATGAAGGTATGTCAATAGATTTTCGTGAAACTTTTCATCTGCATCAACTTGAAAAATGTATTCACCGTTACACAAAGCATTTAAGTAATTCTTATGTCCTGCAAAATCGTTATTCAATTCATGTTGATGTAATTGAATCTTGTCTTTGTCGGCGTAATCATACAACATAGACAACGTGAACGGGTCTGTGGAATTATCGTCCACCACCACAATCTCATCACCAGACAATTCACAATAAGGAATAAGTTGGTCAAGTAAAGTACGGATGTACTCACCTTCATTATGTGTTGTAATTGCAAACGAAATAAGTGGCGTCATTTGAGTTTGTGTCTGATATAGTTGATAAGTTCATTAAATAGAACTATAAAGATAGAAACTACATACACCATACCAATAACTGTGATTATTAGTAGTGATATAATAAAATACACAATTCCTGATATGATGTCAAGTAGTGTTGTCATAAAAGTTCTCTATATTTGAAGAGTGCTAGTTCTTTTGCTTTTGCTTCGAGGTCAACATCAATCGTGAGTCCAAAATCGTCAATACGAGAAAACACATAATCAGCGTGAGCGCGAGGATTGCCCGTAACGTTCTCATTAACATTTTTACTCTCACTATAATGGAAAAGTGGATTCATACCTTCTGGCCACGTACCTGCGGCAAGTTCTGCTGCTTCTTGTGTGGTCAAACCATCGGTATGAAACTGATGATGGAAATAATCAAAGGTGAGTGGGATACCCAACTCAGAGTAGATGTATGTGAATAGTTGGACGATAGAGAACGAGTTTTCCTTATCATCATTCTCGACCACCATACGTGCTTGAAGGTTCGGTGACAATCTACGAAAATTATCAATCCACCGCTGGGCAGTCTCCTCAGAGAAGTTCATACCAACGTGGATGTTGATGGCATTATAAGGACTTGCAGACAACCCCATATAGTCAAACACTTCGGAGTGGAGTTCCAAGTCTTTGATAGAATTATCTACAACCTTTGGATTAGACGAACCCAACTTCACAAAGTGGTCGGGATGAGCAGTAATACGTTGGCCGGTCAGTTTTGCAAAGTTACCTGCTTCTTTCAACGTGCTGACAATTGCAAAATAATCGGGGAGACTCGTAGCCTTGTATTCAGTCCCCCACGGGAAGATACCAGACCCCATGCGGAATACGGTGATTCCGTTGTCGGCATTCCACTTTAAAATAGTAAGGAGGTCTTTGGCGTTTGCGAGCGCAAGTTCAGATGCGTATTTAAGACCCTTGGCTTCAAAGGTGGCTTTACGCATCGCACGACCAGTAGTAATACCTTGTTTGTTTAATAACGTATTAATACAACAATAACCAATATTAATAGGCACACAGCCTCCACGTAGAGTTATATTAAATATACACTAATTTGGATGATTTGTCAAGGGTCATCAAACAAACGTATATCCGTATATTTAGTAGTCTTTTTTTTCCAAAACCTTTCTAAAATACTTTCTATATTCTCTTTCCGTAAATACTGAGGAAATGGATTGTCATTTACTATTTCTTTTACTGTTTCTGGAGAAACTACTGTGTCTAGTTCCTTTTTCTCTTCAGTGTCTACTACTGTCGGTAACTCTCCGTATATTTCATATGTTTTTTGTTCTTGTTTTATAGGTTCTATTGTTTGATTCTCTTCTCGTTTAATTAAAAAATTATACGCTAGAACTAAACAAATAGAGAGAGGGTCAAATACTAATACAATGACCAATATAAACCATTTAACCACGGTATCTAATGGGACACCTATTGCACGAGAAATATATACGAATGTTCCAATATCAGAATTTGTTGTGATTGCCACATCAGTAGTCAAACTCTTTGCTCGTAAACTATCACGTTGAGCAGATGCTTTGTTAATTTCTTGTTGTAATGTATTTGCGGTTCTGGTAAGTTCTGTTAGTTGATTCTGTGCATTACGAATTGTGGTATTTGACCCCGTTACACTTTTTGCAATTAAGTCATCAATACGATTTTCTTGTTGACCACGAAGTGAAATAATTTGGTCTAGCCGTTGTGTCTTACGTTTAATTTCTTCGTCAATTGTTTCCGCTTGTGAGTTTAATATCTGTACTTCCGCATTCATCTTTAATGGGTCTGCCGCAACCTTCGCATATGCAGAAGAAAGATATCCGTAAATACCTGCCGAAGTGATGACAATTAATATGACACTCGCAACAGACAAATAGGTTTTTAGTGCTTTTGGTACTTCGTTCCAATATCGGTATAAGAATGAAATTCCTACCAACTTCCCTAACTCCAAAGCACTAGCCATTACCATTGCGGATACTGCTGCGCCAGCAAACAAGGTACCGATACCCGTGACCGAGAATAGCGCTGCGCATCCCGCAATTGTGAGTGCAGTAAATGAAACCAGTGTTTTAAAGTTAAAAAATTTACTCATATATTCTCCAAAAGAAAAACGAACCGAACCAGTAAGAACCAGTCCGGCTCGTTATATTTCTAGTCTATCTCCTAAATTAAGGTTGGATACCAGACATAACCGATGAGAATCACCTCCTGGTTAATCGGCTATGTGGTTAATACAGCAACTACACTTACAAACTAAACAACAGCACATACGAACCTCCTGTTGGTTAAAGTGTGAATTACTTAATCGTAACCTTTTTACT